ACCGGAATCGGGTTGTCGCTCTCCAGCACGATGCCGGGCCGGGCACCGTTGCCGAAGTAGGTGCTGCCGTGGGCCTCCAACGCCTGGGCCAGCCCGATCGCGTTCTGGAAAATCTTGTATGTGGGGATCGCCCGAATCCCATCCTCGGTCGTGAACCGCAGGGCGAAGATCTGCTCCTGCGAGTAGGTCGTCTCGCGCCCGCTCGGCTCGCGATACCTATACCGCAGCGTCCCGTCAGACAGCCGCTCCACTTCCATCCGCGACGAGTGCAGCGGCCACAACTCCGAGACGGCACCGCGAGCACCGGGGCGAATCTCGGCGTAGCTGGCCCCGTAGTGCAAATACATGCCGGTCATCCAATCGCGGAACTCCTGCGCCGTCTGCCATGGGTTGGGCTGCTGGTGGAGCAGGCGATACACGGGGTGGCTCGTGGCCTTCGCCTTGCCACCGTTCGCCATCCGCTCGTAAACGTGGAGCGGCAACGCGGAGACGGCATCCGAGATCACGCGGATGCAGGCCGTGTAGGCCGAGCACGCCATCGAGTTGTCGGCGTTGACGCGGATGCCAGAGGGCGTGCGGCTCGACGAAACCTCGGGCCAGTCGATGCCACGCAGGTCAAACATCCTGAAGTCGGCGGCGTTTTCGCTCATAACGAGATGATGTCCCAGGATTGTTCGGGCGGCGGGGCCGTGGCCGTCGCGTGGATGCCGAGGGCCATCGTCAGCGCCACGATGCCGTCGATGCGTTCGTTGGATTTCGCCTTGCTGGGCTTGATGTTTCCGGCGTGGTCCTGCTGGATTGCCACGTTCGACGCCTGCCACGCCAAGACGGGATGTCCGCCGTGGTGCAGTCGCCCCGCCACGCAGGCCGCCTCAAGGGCCTTCGCTGCGGAACTCATCGAACTGTAACCTTGCCCAAAGCCTAAGACGTTGACCCCATCGCCTTGCAGTTGCGTCGCCAACTGGGTCGCGTTCCAGCGGTCAATCGCCACCTGCCGGATGTTGTATTTCTTCGTCAAGGCGATGATGTCGGCCCGCACTTGGTCGAAGTCGGTGACGTTGCCCTCCGTGAACTTGAGGTGGCCCTGCCGCTCCCAAGTGATATAGGGCACCTTGTCCCGCTTCTCGCGCTGGTGGGCGTTCTCCCGTGGAATCCAGAAGTGGGGCTCCACCCAAAAGCTGCCGTCGTCCAACTGGAACAGCAGGCAGAAGCAGGTCGTGTCGAACGTGCTGGCAAGATCAAGGCCCGCGAAACACTCCCGGCCGTCGAGCATCACCGGGCATGGCTGGTTGCCCTGCGCCCACTTATCCATCTGGAGCCAGCGCGTGCTTTGCTCCGTCCAACAATTCAAATAAAGCTGCTTGAAGGTGTTCTCGTATGATGGCATCTCGACCGCCCTCGCGCATTCGCTACGCAGGAAGTCGAGCTTGATCGACACGCCCAGGTTCGGGTTTGCAGTCGCCCAAGTTTTTTCAGACTTCCAATCAGCGCCATCTGGGGCACAGTAGATTTCGGGCAGGAACGTCTCGTCTTTAATCGCCCCCGCCTGCACGGCTTCGGCATATCGCCAGATTTCGTAGCACACCGACCGGCGATCCCAGCCTGCAGTCGTGATGTAGATCATGAGCGGCTGCCGCCTTGCGCCCATGCTGGTTTGCATGACATCGGCCAGTTCGCGGTCGGGCTGGGCGTGCAGTTCGTCGAATATCACGCCGTGAGCGTTGAGCCCGTGCTTCGTGAACGCCTCAGCCGATAGCGCCTTGTAAAACGAGTGCGTATCCTCCCGCACGATTGAGTTGCGATAGACCTTAAGCCGCGACCGCAGCGAAGGCGACATTTCCACGCACGCCTTTGCCATCTCGAACACCAAGCGCGCCTGCTCGCGGTCAGCCCCGCACGAAAATATCTGTGCGCCTGGCTCACCATCGAACAAAAGTTTGAGAGCAATCCCAGCGCACAGCGTGGATTTTCCGTTCTTGCGAGGCAGTGCCAGTAGGCTCGTGCGGTATTGGCGAAGTCCATCCGGCCGCAGCGTCCCAAAGAGCCGCCCGATGTAACTGGCCTGCCACGGCTCCAGGGCAAAAGGCTTGCCGCCGAGCTCGCCCTGCGTGTGCCGCAGGTGCTTGGAAAAGAAATTGACCGCATCGACGCCAGCCTGGTCGTAGCTAGGCGAACATGCGGGCGTCTTCGTCGTCTTCTTGCGGGCCTTGGTCAACAGATGAGACCCTCGCCAGTGCCGAAGCAGTCAGGCCAAACTCGGCCGCAAACTTCAGCATTTGATTCCGTGCGTCACGCTTCCGATTCCACGCCGGATGATTCGATACCCTACCCTTGTCGTCCATCAACGTGGTGCCGTTCGCCTTGAGCTCGATGTCGGCCTGCACCATGTCGGCGAACGAATCGCAATACGCCGCGAGTGTCTGCTGGTGACGCGGGCTCATCACCTTCGACGCTTCGAGCATCGGCACGATTCGCTCCCACTCGGCGCGGGCAATGTCCGACAGCCAGGCAGGTGATGGCGGAACGCCAGGCGGCGCGTCGATGCCGGTCGCGTGCGGCCCCCTAAGGCGGGAACCACGCAGGCTAAGGATCTGTTTAGGCGTCGGTTTGCGGCCCTTACCCATACGGCTAAATCCCAACTTCCAATTTCAACCAAACGTACCCACAGCACACAACCGGGGTTTATATACCCGCAACCCGTGATGATGTATGGCACCCCCCCGGCCCTTGGGGGGTGGGGGGGGTATGGGGGGGTGTCCCCCTGTTATCATTCCTGCCCATTCACTTCGAGGTTCAATCGCATGAAGACTCAAGCCATCTGGCTCGTTCGTTCCATCGCTGCGTTCATCATGTTCGGCTCAGGCTTGGCAATGCTTGGCATGGTGCTATTCAAGTTCAATGGTCTTGTGACTGCTATCAGTGTGCTGTGGTTGGTCGGTGGTGCGTTCTCTTTCCCTCGCATGCCTAACGCTTGGCGTCGTGATCCACCATCACAGAAGCAGGTGGCCTATGCCACAAAGCTCGGTATTGATGTGCCGCCTGACGTGAGCAAGGGCGAACTATCCGAGATGATTACGAGCGTTGTAGGGAAGTAGCGTTCTGCTCCTGCCGTGTCTTCCTGCCGTGGCACCTCACGCACAGCGTCCTCAGGTTCTCCATCACGTCTTGCCCGCCCTGTGCCTTGGGTGTGATGTGATCGACGTGGGCTTCACGCTTATCCGCACACACGCGCCCACACTCTTGGCAGGCCCATGCGTCACGCACGAGGACACGCTGACGCAGGGCATACCACGCTCGTGAGCAGTAGCCTCGTGCCGCTGCGTTGGGCCTGGCTGAGTCGTCACGCCTGGGCTGTGTTCTCAGCCTCGGCGGCCTGTGGCTTGGGATCCGTGCTGGCATGCGTCCAGCCTATGCCTAGCGTCCAGTTGGCTTGCAGCCTTATGTCGCCGCAATAGCGCACTTCAGGCTGGCAGGAACCTATCCAGAAAGTTCCGCAGGGATTCAAAGAAGCAGTGAACGGCCATTGCGTAGAACATTACCCGCTCCCAGCGATCCATCACTTCACCTCCGGCGGCGCGGGTATCGGCATCCAGTGGGTCGGCTCGCACAACTCTTCGTGGTCATCGCCGTCCCAGTGATGGTATGCGCCCGTCAAATGTCGGCTCCCGACCGTTACCCACCCATCCGTCGCGTTGCCGACCATCACGCGCTCATCTATTTCAGGCAGACGTTCGCCAACAGGAATCCACCGACGTTCAGATCGCAGGCGATTGATCTCACTTGCTGCCTCCTCCATCCACGCCTCAAGCACGAACTCGTAGCAGCCGAGGTCTTCCGTGCGGTGGGCCAGCAGGCTTTCGATGGCGTCAACAACGTCTCGCTTCACGACTCTCCCTTCGCTCAAGAGCGTCGTTGCCGGTCAACGAGCGGCCACGAAATCCATGCCGTGTTTCCGTCTTTGTCCATGTACCCGCGCCCGCCCTGACTGTCGGTGTCGAAGTATCGCCATTCGCGGCCACTGACGCGGCATACGCCGCCGTTCCATTCGTAGGCATCATGCCACCAACACGCCGCCATTGTCAGGATGGCAAGCACGGCAAAGGCTATCATCGCGTCCCTCTCTGATTTCAGTAGCGCGGTTGTCTCTCACTTTCGGCCCAAAAGTGCAACACAAACCGATTTGTGTTCAACAAGTGAGGCGCTCTCTGCGGCGTCAGCGCAACAGATTCACCAATTCGTAAGGTATTGTGTTGCGTATTTCTTCCAGTTCCTTGCGGGCGTCCGTTGGCTCGCCGTGCTTCAGCCGCCCGCGAATGTGCTGCTCAATCGCCTCTAGGGCGATCAGAGCCTCGCGGCCAGCCAGGGCGTAGCGATGCTCACGCTCGTCGTCCGGGTCGGAGAGGTCGAATCGTAGCGTGGCGATCATGTATAGCGAAGTTACTACGAGTTACTACGGTTTAGCGGAAAACGATAACTTTCGCCTTTCGCGAATTGCGAACGCCCAGATTGTATCAGCATTCATACGGAAAACGTGTCGATTCGGATACGTTTCGGCAACAAATGCTAGGTACTTGTTCGCAACTACCTAGCCTTCGCTCTTCTGGTGCAGTAGCGCACTCACGCCACCTCCGCATCGAACAGCGTCGCCTGCGTGTCCTCTCGGAATATCCGCTGCTCCCGCTGGTATCGCTTGATAACCAGTTCGAGCGTCTCGCCATAGGTCAGCCAGGGCAGGTCGCGTCGGAGTTGCATGGCATCCCGCCACCAGTTCGTTGAGTCCATGCTGTCGATCCGTCGAACGTGGGAGTAGGCCCGCAGAGCCCACCCGTGAACGTGCATGTCCTCTGGCACGTTGTCGCAGACCCAGCGGACGAACCGCTCTTTGCCCTGGCGGGGCGGGGTGAGCCCGATGCCGATCCAGTTGCCGCGTTCGCGGGCCAGTTGCACGAGGTCGCGCAGTAGCTCTGGCGGGTCGCTGTCGTGGATCGTGGGGAAGCCCAGCGGCATGGCCTCGTAGTTGGCGAGGCTCTTGCGCCAATCGCCTGAGATATCGTCCAGGCCCGCGATGGCATCGGCATGGCCCACCCAGCGGGCAGCCCATTCGCCATAGGCCACGATGTCCACTGGCTTGCCGGTCGTGAACGCTGAATAGGCTCCGCTGTCGATCAGCAGCCGCCGGAACGTGTGTTGGTAGCGATCCAAAAACGGATCGTACTGGGCGAACGAGAACAGCACTGGCATCCCAGTGGCGTGCTCGGCCTGCTGCTGATTTCCTGGGCTGGCGAGGTAGATCACCGGATTAAGTCCTCGTATTCCCAGATGCCTTCGCAAGCCTGCTCAATGTCGGGAAAGATTCGCTCGCAGTGGTGCGTAAGCCACGGGCTGACAGGCTCGCCAGCTCCGAAGGCGAACACCGGCTTTCCGGCCCGGCTGGCAATGGCGATCTCCATAGCCGTTCCCCACGACGGGCGAGACACGTTCGCCAGCACTACGTCGCTGTCCTGAATGTCTTTCAGGTCGCCGCGCACGATGTCGTTTGCACTGCCAGACTCGCGGCCACGGTAGTCCCGCCGCATGGGGTCGAGCGTCTTGATAGAGCCTCCCATCAAGTGCTTCGCCCGCTCACGCCACGCGCGGCAGTCAGCGTCGTCGCACCCGAAGATCGGGCCAGCCAGATAGACGGTCATGCCAGCCCCCATGACTTGTGGTTCTGGGCGCAGAGCGTGTATTCCGGGTGCGTCTTGAGCCACTCCAGGCAGGCCGCCAGCGACCGATCGCCGCCCGCCGCAGGCTGAACGTAGCGGTAGGCGAAATCGGTCTTCGACAGGTCCAGCGTGTCGAGCGAAAGGCCGTTGAGTCCGGGGACGAGCTTCAACTCCGAGCCCGACCGCTGCACGAAATCCG